AGGGATACCGTCATAGTTAAACAAAGACTCAGACAGATCCTTGGCCAACGTGGAATAGATACGGGACTCAAGGTTACGCACAAAGCGCGCTAGAACGGTGTTGTCTGCCTCGCGTGCAATCTCATCCAACTCATCCTGAAGGTCACCAGCAATCTTCTCGGAACGTGATCGCTCCTGCTCATCGATGGTGAGGTAATGGGCCGACTGATTAACGCCGCTAAAGCTGGGATTGCCAAAGCCATGGACTAGTTCAGAACCCCACACACGACCAAACGTTCCGAAGGCCAGATAATACAAGCTGCCAACAACGAGAACCTGAGCAACGCGCTTATTAATCCTTACGTTGGTCATCCCGTTCTGCCTTAGCGATCTTTTCATGGTCAATCAGGTTGGGCACCCCCAGCAACGTTTTCAGCAATACGTCTTGGCGGATCGTCTGATTATCTACCGCTCTCACACGATCAATGAGACTGATGATAATGCCGTGCTGCGTCTCTAGCTGGGTCATCAGCCGATGTTCCATGTTATCCATTTTGGTATTGATGCTGTCATCAATCGCATCAACTTTCTGCTCAAGGGTGTTCATGATCTTGCCGAGAAGCTGCCACAGCAGCCAACCAAGACCTAGAAGGCCAGCAACAGGTACGCCGACCTCATTAATAATCGTGACAAAATCATTCATCATCTACCTTAGAAGGATCGCTCTCATGGTAGTACTCAATAATCGACAACACCTGTCGAATGTACCGTTTAATTTCAGCCATGTTGGTGGATAAGTTCTCGTAGCCCTTCCCCGTCAGGCTGTACCACGCCTGGGGAGGAGCTTCCCCTTCCTTCAAATCAGCTATGTACTCTTCCATGGTGTCCGGCGTCAGTATCTTCCACTCAACCGGCACAGGACTAATGCGGTTAGGCAGTGGGGGGTGGTATAGCGGAGCAGGCTTCTGAATCGTGACCACTTCCACAGGCTTAACTTCGGGTGGCGTGAAGCGCGAGCCACCCATGAAGGAACAACCGCTAACTAGGATCAGGAGAAACGTCGTCAGTATCTTCATCAAATTGATCCGGTTGTGTCAGCGTCTCCAACTCCTCGAAAACCCTGACCGTGCCACGATTGACCATTTTCTCCAGCAGCCCAGGCTTGGTCATACTCAACATATTGAGATCGTGACGGGCAAATTTGCCGCGGAGCTCCGTGACTTCCTCCATCGCTTCCGAGTTAGCCGTGGATAACTGAGAAATACGTGCCTGACTCTTCTGCTCACGGGCAAGCTGCTCTTCCATCTGTTGGTTCTGATCTTTGATGGTATTTTCTAGCAGCAATTGATTGTTCATAGCCTGCTGTAAAGCAACGGCCATGGCCTCTTTCTCAGCCTCACTCTTATCGTAATAGAGCTTGAACGCTCCTAACGACGCTATGAGCAATAAGCCCAGTACCGCCGAAATTTTTAAACCCATTACAGAGCCGCATCGTCACCTTTATCTTTGGCCTTACCAAAATTAAGGGCAATCATGTCAATAATTTTGTATGCCCAGGCTACAGCTTGGTCATCTTTTGGCGTGGGAGTCACTGCCGCAATGGCCGAGCACGCTGTGACGGCTGCTGTGGCGTACATAAGAATCGCTACAATATCAAAATCCATTATTCTTCCTCTATCCAAGGGACTTTCGTCCCACCATAGTACTCTCGTGCGTGTCCCTCCTGAATCAGAAGTTGACACACATCCTGCCCGTCCTCTGTAAAGGGACGGCCCAAGATTCGTCCAAATTTACCTTTGTCATCTTTGATGGTCTGCATGACAAATTTCTTTGGGATCAATTCTTTAGTTCGAGCCTTTGCGGCCAACCCCAGCGCCTTCTCTGCTTTGTTTCGTGTCCGGCTCTCAGGCGTATCGATTCCCTCAAAGCGGATACGCTGCTTGGCGTAGATGACACCAAAGCCTAAGTCAATGTCACAATCTAAAGTGTCAGCGTCCACAATTCGACGCAAGGTACAGCGGTATTCGTAAGGCATCAGTAGCTCCAAATCCAGGGACGATTGCCCCCGGTATATTCTTCTGTGGTCATGCTGTCTACATGAATAAATCGAGCTCCATGAGCTCCTTTTTGTGACACACCAATCCCTGTAAAGCCAAGCTCAAGCGCTTTCTGCACAATTAACAGGGCTTTATCCCCGCGGGCACGTATGTCAGCGGCCTTACCGTAGGTATGAGCACCAGGACGAGCCTTGCGGGCCTCAATAGGGTGCGTTAAGTCACGGTAACCCGAGGTAATGACAAAGGGGAAGTCACAGGCCTCTCGTAAGTCGTCCAAAAGGTTCAAAAACCCCTCATCCATCTCATTGTTGCCGGTGTGTTGGCAGTTAAATTCATCCAAAGAAAAATATTTCATAAAATAGCTACCGAAATGGACCCATTCGTGGTGACTTGTATTGAACCTAACGTTCCGGTGCCACTCACGCCCGCTGTATCCGGGGTGGAAAGATTTTCCCATGAATCTCCAAGCCATACCTGCAGAACACTTTCATCCAGATTCCAAATCACATCGCCCGGATTGAATTTAAGCTCATCCCGCGTGGATACAATGAAAGAAGGGGTGGAATTAGGGTCAAACCGCCCTAAATTGAGCTCTAAAATCCGTACCGTACGGTTATAGACATCGCCCGTAACTTCTTCGCCCATGGCCAAAGGCAAGCGGCCATCCAATAAGCGTGCCATCAGCGCCGTCCATTCGCTTGAATATCAAGACGTGTGGCACCAATACGGAAGCCAACCCCTAAGCGCACGTCGCTCGATGCATCGTCATCGGATTCAAATCGCAACACCGCTTGACGAGCCCGAGCCCGCATGTCTACCACGGTGGTAGAAGCAGTAAAGGCGTTAGTACTCTCCGTAGTTAACGATTCTGCAGGATAGTTGCGGGTCTTCAGTACTACATTAACCGCCTGATCCGAGCCACCATCCCCCGTGAACTTAACATCCGGAATCATACGACGAACAAACTGAACTTCTTCACCTTCATCCAGATCAAAGTCACCCGACTCCAAATATACGTTGTCCATGGGAGAACCATCCGCATCATTACCCGTTTCTTGCTGGTACACATAATAAGAGCTACCAGACGCCCCCGCGGATCGTGGGTACGACACAATGCCTTCATCAAGCCAAGCCGTGCGGCTCAGTTGACCAATGGACCAAGTGTTTTCCACATAGTTATACGTGACGTAGCGATCAATCACCGTGGCTGAACTGGAACAATAGAACCAACCCACTTCATCAAATTGTTTGTTCAAGAACCCAAAGAATTGATACGCCTGACCTTCATTAAAATTGTCAAACACATAGCTATGTACACTAGATGGCACAGGTTCAACGGAGCCGGTGTAACGATAGAACCCCTTGCGGTCCATCCAGTAAATGCCCGAAGGCGTATTGATCGCCGCATTCGGCCCTACCAAGCTGACCCCTTCATTAATAAGGGTTAAACCAAAAGTAAAGGGGCTTCCTACAAACTGTAAACTGTAAAGCGCCGTGTCCGTCCAAATAAGCGTTTCTTGCCGAGCTCGGAGTCCTCCAATGATTTCAGAACCCGCAGAAGCTCGGAGCGATCCGGCTGTATTAACGGCCTTGGGTTCCCACTCCAGAACATTTTCCTGATCACACCAAGCAATAAGCAATGGATCTATAGATCCGGTACGAGAGGTACCTGAAATGGGGTCAGCGCCCAACACTAAGATATGACGATCTACGTCCGAGACAATAACCTGTAATCCTTTGGTGGGTGCCAGATTGGCATTGGTTAAATCAGAAAACGCCACAGCCCGAGTAGTAACACCGTTCGTGTTGTCCCAATAGTAAAGACCCCCTGCACGAGGACAGGCCACTAAGTCTTCACCAAAATTGTCCAAGGTCCATAAACGCAGTTGATTAGAATCTGAAAGGGATTTAGCCTCTCCCCAACCACCAGCACCCCAAGTACCAGCACCCCACCCGGAACTGGAAACATAGACATCCAGACCGCAGTTGATCTGATAAGCCCCTACTGTATTGGACCCACCATTACCGGAGTCACTGCTGTTGGCAGTTACTTCATCCCCTGATGTGTCTTTAGCAGCAAAAGTATAAGTATTTGCCGTAGGGACCGTGGCAATTTGATATTCCTGATTGAGCACATCCGCTGTAATTAACCCGCCAAGACTAGCTGCCGCAGAAAAAGTAACGAAATCACCTTCTACCGCACCATGGGATGAATTGGTTGCTGTAATGGTGGAAGAGCCATCAGTTGCACCAAAGGTGACCGCACCCGCCGCGGTAGTCGTGCGAATCGGGGTGATGTCATTAAAGTTTGTACCCTGCTGGATATAGAGCTTGTACCGCGTACCGAGCCCTAAAAGCGTAGTACCGGCTAAGTTGACCCATCCATGTAGTGAACGACCAGTGCCCAGATACGCCGTTGACGTATCCTTTTCCCAACCCCCAATCTTCTCTGGGAAGCCCTTCCGAAACCGAACTAAGTTACCGTCGTACCAACCGCCTTCCGCGGTTAGCGCCGTACCTTCTCGGTTGATGCCTGGGTTAAATTGATACCGTGCCAATGGCATTTCACTATCCTACTACTTGAGTAAAGAGGTAACTTCCCATCCCCACCACTAAAGTGGCTAATGTAACTAAAATAAACATCTCAACCCGTTTTACCCGATTGATAATCTCTAACCATCGTTCTGCACAAACGGCCTCATGGGTAGTGATGCGATTGGCCACTTCTAAAAACTCGCGTTCATTCACTCCGAACCTAAAGCTTCCTGCAATTGTTCATTAAACCAGTTAAACGCTGCAATGCGCGTATCCAGCTCGTCCCGCACATTATCGAACTGGCTTTGCAGATTAGCGATCTCTCCGCGTAAGCGTTCCATCTTGATCTGAAGGTGCTGCACATTCGGAGGAAGCTCAACCACTTCGGGTTCTTCCTCTTCATGCCGGAGATATTCTTCTCCCGATTCGCCTTCGGCCAACACGTCTTCCTCTCTAATGAGGTCTTCTTCCGCCATCGTCTTCCACCTTCCATACGTTAAGATTTGCCGCCACTGTGCGACGTTCACCGTCGCCCTCGAAAGGATACACCATGTGCTGCAACCAGCTTGGAAACATGAGGTA